GCCCGTGGACTGCGGATGAGGTGCCGCTGGGGGCGTGGATGAGATTCAAGCGCAACCCGCAGGACCGAGTTCTCCTCGGCTGGGTGTCTGTCCAAGCTGACAGAGACTTGTGGCTGGATGAGCGAGAGTACAGCACCGACGGCGGTAAAACGTGGCTCCCGTGTGGAGTGGTGGAGGAATCGAAATGAGCATCCAGATCAACGACGGAGGACCGGCGTTTCCTAACGTCCCACCCGATTCACAATATTCAAAATGGGACATGGGCATGACACTCCGCGACTACTTCGCAGCGGCGGCGTTGAAAGGACAAGCGCATCGTTTCGCTCATCCTCACGAACATCGAGAATTGCTCGCTCAAGACTGTTACGACATCGCCGACGCAATGCTCAAAGCGAGGGAGGCCAAGCTGTGAACCATCTTGGTGACACCAACAAAATGGTCGGTGAAGACCATATTCGTGACGCCACGAAAATGGTCAGCGATACGCCGAGGACGGATGCGAAGCGTGGTTTTCATGATTTGGACACCGCCGTTGATGCTGAGTTTTCTGAACAACTTGAATGCGAACTGAACGCCGCCAACGAACGCATCAAGCGGCTAGAGGAGGCGGGGGATAAAATCGTTGAGTCTGGATGGTCTGTACAAGATTGGAGCGGAATGTGTGTTGTATGGGCCAAAGCCAAGGAGGACAAGCTGTGAGTGATACGCTGCGAACAGATACGCTTCTAATTATACATGACATGGATCCTGAACCAAAAGTTCTTATCAACCATGCGCGTGCCTTGGAGCGGGCGTTGAACAATGCTGACGCTAGGATCAAGCGGCTGAAGGAGGCGGGGGACAATATGGTTACGGAAGAGGACGTATTTATTCGTCTCAAAATCTGGACCAAAGCCAAGGAGGCCAAGCTGTGACTTCTCAAATCCACTTCGCAGATACGCAGTACGGATTCGATTGGGGTGCCGTAAAAGTCATTCGCGGATTCTCCGACAAAGAGAAGGGCTGGGTATGGCTGCTTCTGGAAACACCAAAGCATCAGGGAAGAAACTTGCTGCAAATCCGAGTCACAAAATCTGGAAAGATTCGGATTGCAGATGCGAACGGAGAATGGACGCGAGCAAAGGAGGCCAAGCCGTGAGCGATACAATGTGCGCCAAGACCACGGAAACAAGTCGATGCCAACGATGCGGATCTGAGTTTGATTGGCTTTCTGACGGAACCAAAGTTCATGCAGGAAAACAGTATTTTGAAAGCGATTCGTTGTTGTGTTTAGAGCGACAACTCAACGCAGCGAACGAACGCATCAAGCGGCTGGAGGAGGCTCTCGAAGGCACCGTTAAATGGATTGTTCATCTAGCCGATAGCGGAGACGCTGGATTTTGGGATGTCGAAAAACAGTTAGAGATAATCGCAGCAAGAGCAGCACTTAAAAAAGAGTCCAAGCCATGACCATCGAACAACGAATCATCAATGTCGCTGAGAAGCAGAATTACTACGATAGCCGCGAACTCCGCGCAATCGCTCTCGAAGTCAGGAAGCGAGAGGATCGGATCAAGCGGCTGGAGGAGGAGCTTATGGACGTGAAGAACAAGCACAGCGTTCTGGTTGCGGACGTTGCGTTGTACGAGGACAGAGCTGACCGCATCCATCGGCTTGAGGACCGCATTCACCGAGCCGCCATGGCGTTTTTTAGGGACGGATCGGACGGTCATGTTGCGAGTCAAATGCTTCAGATTCTGGAGGAAGAGAGGGTGAAGAAATGAACACCCCACCAGACCTATCAGTCGCGTTCGTTTACCGGCACAAGATTACCAACGAGGTGCTTGTGGTGGACATCGACAGAGCTAGAGAACTCGACGCAGCCAGACCATACTGGCAGCACGTTTCAACGATAAACCCAATCGTCATCCTGCAACTCATCGTCACAGCGAAGGGTCGAGCTAGGACCAAGATCATTAAAGAGCTAAGCGAGAAACCATGACCATCGAAGAAATGCGAACCATCGACGCCGTCAAGACTTGGAAGGAGTTGGAGGAGGCGAAGCAACACATCAAACGACTGGAGGACTACGGCAACGCTCTGGTCGCCCATGTCTACGCCTACCGCACCCAGAGGCAATGGACCGAGGAATCGTACCATGACCTCATCCAGACCATCGCCGACTGGGACAAGGCAAAGGCAAGCACGAGACTAAGAGAAAAATGACAATACTCCAACAATTAGGGTTGACGAAGGAATCCATGTCACGCATGGTCGGCCATGTCACTCCGTTCAAGGATCCGAACCCTCGGATCAACCGGCGGTGGCCGGCTGTTCCAACCGAGATCCGAGATGCCATCCTCAAGGAGGACAAGTCACGCACTTACCCAGAACTATCCAAGAAGTACGGTATCTCACTGTCATGCGTATGGAACATCAGGAACAACAAAACCAACAAACAACAATAGAGGAGCTACAACGATGGAAACAGTTATGTCACGAATTGGCCGATTGCTTGGGATGCGGATGCACAATCCAACACGGACTGTGTGTCCAGTGCCACAAAGCACAGAAGCGGTACCGAGCAATACAGATACCGCTCCGGTAGAACAGCCAGTCATCAGCAGTAAGAGTAAGAAGAAGAGGAGCAGGAGGAACAACATCCTGCTCAAATCAAAATACATGAAACTCAATGAATCAATCGACGCAGTTGTAAAACTACGGGGCGAGGGTCTCACCTACCGGCTCATCGGTGAACACCTCAAGATGTCCAAGCAGCGAGTCTATCAGATCATCCAAGCCGGCAGGCAGCGCGATCTGGATCGGGCTAAGTGGACCTTCGGACTCAGCGTCCGCAACTCCAAGCTGATGGATAGACTCGAACTCAAATCCAAGGAGGAAGCTCGCAACGCGGTCCTCTCCGGTGGTATCGCTCCGCTCAAGTGGGTCAACTTCGGTCGCAAGTCCTACACCGACCTCTGCAAGTGGCTCGATGTTAAACCGCTTGAATCAATTCCCGATAGGAAATGTCCTCACTGCGGACTCAAAACATGACCGCTCGTCACCAATACCCACTCGTAGAATCAATCAAGGTGGTCCGTCTCTCCTCGGGGCGGACCATCCGCATTACAAGGGATCGTACCAAGCAGGATCTTAAACTGATCCACGGCGACGGAGACATCCATCTCACATGCGTCACTCACGCCGACGATCCCATCGAGATGATCAAGACACTGGCCCGCCTCGAAGACGTTCGATCAGTCGAACTCACCGACGATAAGGGCAACGGAATCATAGTCCACAAACAAAAATAACATGCACCAGTCCTCAACACACGATCTAGTCAACGCGCTCAATATCATTTCATCCGAACTCGATACACCCGATGGAATCCCCAATGCGCTCTGCGCAGAAGCATCTCAACGTCTCCTTGAGCTGGTCCAGCTCACGAGCGACCTCACAGCACACATCCTCGCCAATCCTGTGCATCACCCTCGATGTAACTCCAAAACCAAGGGTACCTACTGCAATTGTATCCTGGCGCGAGTCCTCCCCACATGAAGACCCCAAGACACGAACAACCTTGGTACGAATCACGCCTGCTCAATAACAAGAAACCAAGCCCCATCACCGAAGAGGAACGAACAAGCATCACCGATGAGAACCGCCGGCTCATCGAGGAGTCGGCCAATATCATTGCCATCGGCGTCAAGCGCGGATGGATCAGCTTCCCGGCAAAGACCGAAACCCAGACCTGGGTGCCATCGCCAACCAGTCCCCAACCACCAGATCCACTCAGCATGATCTGGCCAGAATCCTAACAACCCCGTAACAAGCAACGAATCAACGACATGACAACGCTCCAACGAGCGGCCCTTTGGCTTTCCAAGGTTCCGCCAGCCATCTCCGGATCCGGTGGCCACAACGCCACCTACACCGCCGCAGTCGGCCTCGTCCACGGCTTCGCCCTGTCCCATGTGGACAGCCTCACCCTCCTCGAAGACTGGAACAAGTCCTGCCAACCCCCATGGAAGGCCACAGAGCTGGCCTACAAGCTACGGGAAGCCGCGTCCCGCGCTCACAATAAGCCTAGGGGGCATCTTCTCGATGCCGGGGGATCATCACCCTCCGGGCCATTCGATCTCAGCAGGGTGACATTCAAGAAGCCGGTGGCCGATGCTGCCCCGGTGCCTGTTCCATCGCTCAGCCCCGCCATTCCCGATCCCCAAGCCAGCGAGTTCAAGCGGTTCATGCAGGCCGCGTTCGCCCCGACTGAGGTCGTCTGCATCTGCGATGCTGTCGAAGAGGGTAGGCCAGTCAGTGCCGGCTCATTCATCACGATCGAGGAATGGCTCAACCGCTTCGATGATCCCCAGTCCCGCATCCTCTCACCGGAGCGCGAGGGAATATTCGTCCGCATCAACCCCTTCAAGCCCAACCTCTACAGCGGCAGCGACAACGATGTCAGTGCGTTCCGTCATGTCCTGGTCGAGTTCGATGACCTACCCAAGCCCGAGCAGGAAAAGCGACTGCGTGACTCTGGCCTGCCCATCACCGTCCTCATCGACTCCGGAGGCAAATCCATCCACGGCTGGGTCCGGGTCGATGCCCCCAACCGCAAGGAATGGGACGCCCGCCGGGATGAGATCTATCGGGTAATCCCCGGCATCGATGCCAAGAACAAGAACCCCTCCCGCTATTCCCGCCTACCCGGCGCATGGCGTAGCCCCACCGCTCAGCAACGGCTGTTGGACACCAACCTCGGGGCCGCATCCTGGGAGGATTGGCTCACCAACCGGGAGACCGACGATGATCAGTCCACGGTGGTCACGGTTAAAGACCTCATCAACTTTGATCCGACCAAAGATCCGGACAACCTCATCGGCAAACGCTGGCTCACCCGCGGCTCATCCATGATCATCAGCGGCGGCACCGGCATCGGGAAGTCATCCATGATGATGCAGATCGTCATCCGCTGGGCTCTAGGCAAAGATTTCTTTGGAATCGCTCCTGTGCGCCCGCTCCGCATCGGTATCGTCCAAGCCGAGAATGACAAGGGCGACCTCGCTGAATCCTTCCGGGGAGTCGTCCAAGGACTCAACATGGGCGTCAGCGACATCGGTATGCTTCAAGAGAACCTCCACTTCCGCACCGAGTCCGTTCGCACCGGAGATCAGTTCCTCGCCTTTGCCCGCCGATTCATCACACGCTCAAAGCTAGATGTTATCATCGGAGATCCCCTGTTCTCCTACTTCGGCGGCGATCTCAGCGACCAAGGCGAGGTCAGCGTGTTCCTCCGCAACAAGCTCCAGCCCATCCTCCACCAGACCAAGGTCGCTTGGATCTGGATGCACCACATCGGAAAAACCCAGCGCAAGGACGGCGAACCCCTCACCACCATGGAACTGGCCCACGCAGGGTTCGGAAGCTCCGAGCTTGCCAATTGGGCGCGGGAGATCGCGGTCCTTGCAGAAGTAGGCCAATCAAAGCCTAGACGCTTCCAGTTAGCCTTCTGCAAGCGGGGATCGCGTCTCCCGGCCAACACACTCAACCTTCAGCACGCTCCCAGCGGGATCGTATGGGAAAAGTGGAATCCGATGATGATGACGGGGGCGGAGTTGAAGAAGGAGAAGCCGTATCAGACCCGTAAAGGGCGACGCGCATAGCTCGGAACCATTCCTCCGGATCAGCCGCTTTCTCTTCGGGGGGAGCGGCTTGTTGCTGCTCAGGCTTAGGCTTAGGCTCCGGATCCACATCTCCCACCTCATCGTCGGCCACCTCCTCATCCCTCCTGCTACCCTTGCGCCGGCGCAAGGAGACCATCTCATGCTTCACCTTCCGAAGCTCCGTTCTCAACGAAGATATATCACGCTTCAGCTCTGTAACAGTACTCATCAATAGAGATATCTTGTCCAGCTCATCAATAGGCATCCAATCACATCCACGCCACTGGCGATGGATACGATCGTATATCAAGACCGCGCTCTTCAGGTGGCGCATCGAATCAAACGCACGGAGCGCACGGCCCAGTTCACAGCGGAGATTCTCGCGGATGTAGTTCACAACATCAGACCGTGTGGGGTCGGCATCGTGCCTCATCGGCGGCATCAGGCGGAACATGGCGCGGAGGGTGGAACCATTCTCCAAGTAACTCATGGGACGAACAAGGTAGCTTCTCCCAGGACGCCAGTCAACTATCCAAAAGGAAATTCAAATCGTGGTAGCAGGAAGTTCCCAACCCCCCCCGCTATCTCCCCTAAAAGGGAGTCTTAATACTCCCTTAAAAGGGAGTCAATAAATGCATCGCCGCTACGCTCTGGGGGGCTCTAACGGCCCCCCGCGGCGGCGGCATTTATTGAGAACCCCCGACTGATTGCGAAGTACCCGTGTTGGTGGTTGTGGTGGTGGATGGAGGATAGCGATTGCTGGAGCGGAAAGGGGGCTAGGAGCGTGTTTGATGGTGAAAGTGACATTGGATGCGGAATGGGGGGTGGGACCGCTTAGAAACGAAAAGCCCCGGATGGGGGTCCGGGGATCGCTTGGGGGATCGCTTGGGGGGGGGGATGATTGGCCTACTTGGAGATCACCTCTCGGAGCAGGGTTCGGAAGGCGAGCGCGGCGGTCTGGGGGACGACTCCGTTGCCGAGGAGGCGCAGTCGGTCCACCCGATTGGTAGTCCCATCATCGCTTCCACGAACGACGGGTTCAATGGGCCAGCTTGTTGTGTCCCACCACTTTGGCCAGCTTGTTCCACAATAGGAGCATCCGTCGCTTGCGCTATAGTAGAATGGATATGTCCACTCGCGGCAGTTGTGACATTGAGATTCACCATGATCGCATTCGCACCCTCCAAAGACAGGCGATCCACATTGCTTGCATTCCCAGTCGCCGCCGTCCTCAGCTCTCCCCGCCGTGCCATCGCCTCCAACGTCTTCGATTGCTGGCTTGAGCCATTCAATCGGAAACTGTCCTCGTTCGCGCAGGGCGTCGGGAGATGTCGCAACAATGAAGACTCGCTTGCGCTGATGCGGCGCACCAACTTCAGCCGCGCTGAATATTCCCCACGCTGCTTCGTAACCCAGCTCCTCCAGATCGCTGATGACGCTGGGGAGTCCCATCGAGATGTGGCCCTCGACGTTCTCAAGAAGGACAACGGAAGGTCGGACTGACTCAATCCCTCGCCTGATGTGGGGCCAGAGATGCCGCTCGTCATCGTCCCCCT